TCAACCAAAACCCTTGTAACTCAATTCTATCACTATATCTTTCCGCATTTCACTTTTTTGTAGTAACTTTGCAATCCTAGTATCTAGATTCACAGTATCTACTGTAGCACATAGAGCCTTTTCAATATCCTTCTTAATGTATCTAAGTTTTCTCACTCTATCCGCTCCTAGCTTATTATAAGCAGCCACTATAAGAGGTTGAGCATTTACCAGATACTCCAGTTCTGAATCTATACCTAACTGGAACTTATTGCTGTTAAGCTCGGCATATCTTATAAAAGCATCCTTAAAACTTATTTTCTTTGCCTTTTCCATTGTTTCATCAATTCTAGTATAGTCAATATCAGTAGTGGTAGCTCCAGAGCCTTCATAGGCTTTTCTAAGGGCAATACCATTCTTATAAATACTCTGCTCTAATCGGAATGTATAAAGCTCCAATTTGGCTACCATATCATTCACCTTATATAAGCCATTTTCATCTGTATATACATACTCTTCATTAAAGGACTTTTTAGCACCATCCTTAGCTTCTGGATTCTGATTTACAAAATCTACAATTAGCTTAGTACCTTTAAGCTCCTTATTCACTCTATCTACTAGCTCACTATACTCAATATCTTCTATTCTCCTTTGCCCTGCTGAATTGAATATATGGATAATCAAATTTCTAAAGGGATTGGTAGCGGTTCTGATTCTACCAGCTATCTAGTATATATCAGTAGAAATATCCAAAAGAGTATTCTTATTGGTGCTGTTGCTTACTACATAGCATAGAGCATCCTCACTATAATAATCAGCTCCTTCAAATGATTTAGAGGTGATAAAGGTAAATTTCTTATTGGCTGCTCTACTATTGCTGATAGTATATCCGGCTAGCTTCTTTCTATTGGCTTCCGTATCGGCACATACTATCTTAACTTCATCATTTCTAAGATTACAGTGGCTTAGGATAGCTGCTATATCGGTTACAGAGTTTATAAAGAAAAAGGCTTCAGTGCTTTTCATATCTCCATTTACAGTAACATATCCATCCTTCTTATAGGCTTCTATAATGTGAGCTGCTTTAAGATAAGGCTTATTTGTCTGCTCCAACTTTACAAACAGCTTATCGACATTATCACCCCAATCAGCTCTATATTCATCAAGTCCATCTAAAATAGAAGGCTTAAAATCAGCGTCAATAGGAGTAGCCGATAAGAAGCAGGAGCTTTTATAACTTCTAAACTGTGATAATAGACCATTGATAGCTCTACTTCTATAGCTATAAGCCTTTAGTAAAACGTGGTATTCATCCACTAGCAGCCGATAATCAGCAGGATTCAGAATTTTAGTGATAGCTTCTATCTTATCATAAGTACACATAATCTTTTTAATGCCGGAGCTAGCTACATACTCCTTAAATTCCTTTTTAAGAGCATAGGAGAAAGTACCGAACAAGCCGAATACTTTTTGCTCTTTACCACTCGGACTAGTAATAGTGGCTAATCCCCCTTCTAATAGTCCAGTCTTATTTGTAATAAGTTCTGTAGTAGGTACTGCTATCACATAGTTTTCATTATTGAACAGTGCTATAGTAGTTCCACCGCATCCAGTAATTACTTTATTGAAGATGCAATTACTAGGTAAATCTGTTAGGTTCAAATATCCATTCTAGGATTCAATTTTAAGTGTTTTCATATTGATAATGTTTTAGAAATTAGTTGATAGATAATCTGAAAAATAATATTCTTATCTAAGAGGAATCTATGGTTAAATCTAGAGAATCTAGAGTGTAACTTTTTTACTATCCATAAGGCTATTTTTTGCAATTTTGGTTACACTTGAAAGCAAAATATAGGCGTACTCACTACGCCTTATATTCTGTATTTACTATGCCAGTAGTAAAGATTTTTAATATGTTTCAATTTTACACTTAAAAACGCCAATATGAGAGGATTGGCAAAAGTGGAGAATAACAGAATCGGACTGTTATTTGTAGTATGCCATACTACCGGGCTACCGTTACCCCAATTCCCCTAGATTAGCTGTATCTCTACAGCTAATTTTGTCAAATAGTAAAATGATATGTTCCTAGAAGCACAGGAACAGAGAAATATGTTAGTTGCTTATTCTCAATCTCTTATAAGCAAATATAATCATCTTTTTTCTTAGTCCAAAATAAAAATGCACTTTTTTTGAAAAAAGTTTTTACGCCGCTGTGAGCTGCAAATTTTTCGGCTGGAGCGGTACTAATCGGGGATAAATCCGGCTTTAGAAGGCTCTGTAGTTCCCTGCTTAGTGGTGTAACTTTTTTATAGTAGGTAGTAAGCTATTTTCTTACAAATTCGGTTACACTAGAAAGTGAAATATAGGGGTATCTCTACCCCTAATATTCCATCTTCTAAAACATTAAATCAAATTATGAGAGAATTTCTAGCAAAAATGCCCAATGATTATAGCTCTAATTTGTACTACAAAGATAGTAACTTTCTGACAGTCACTAAAATAATTTTATCACAAATTTTAATATTCAACTTTAGAAAGAGATTACGAATGGATATTTATATTGCTTCATTGTTGATATTAAAAATCATATCTTTAGAGCTGGTTTAATCTATATTTATTCCTTATATCTAAAGCTATATCCCCTATGAGTTTTCTATTTACCTTTGCATACAGCAGATATAGCTCTATGGTTAAATAATCCAGTTCTTTCTGCTTCTAATAATGATTCATATTCTGTAGTAGTTCCATCTGGAGCTATAGCAATTATAGCCTTTTTAAGAGTGCTATTTTCAGAGATATGTTTTCTAGTTAACGGATTATTTTCATTCTCTTTTCTATTACACCATCTAAGATTTTCCACTCGGTTATCATCTCTTATTGTGTTAATATGGTCTATCTCTGGCAGGGATAAAGGATTATCTAAAAAGGCTTCAGCTACTAGTCTATGAACTAATACCGATTTTCTAATTCCATCTACTGAAAGATTTACCTAAGCATATCCCTTTTTAGTTATAATCGGATTCAGATATTTCTTAGTTCTATTACTAAATACTCTTCCATTAGTATCTACTGTATATTGTGGATATTCAGCTATTTGTTTTTCCATTTCTTTCTAGTTCAAGTAAATCCTATTTAATCTTCTCTTTATTAAAACCGTGTGTAGTTCCGTGCTTATGTAGATAACTGTGATGCTCTTTACAAACAGAAAGCAGATTATCAAAATCATAAGCCTTCTATATACGCTGTAAGCCTTTATAATTCATAAATGAATCTATATGGTGTATATCTTCACTACTAGTAACTTTATCTATAAGCAGGCATAGCTCACATAAAGGCTATTCCGCTAACTTTGCTAGCCTAAGTGCCTTCCATCTTTGGCTCTGATAGATGCTCTATCTCTCTTCTCTGTTAATCTGCTTTACTCTTTCTTTTGTAGGCTTTTTGAGATACGGCATAGTTCTATATTTGATTCTTTAGGTTCGCAAAGGATTGTTTATCTTTAGGCTGTGGTTTATCTTCACTGCTATAACTGGTGTCGGGGTTATCAGCAGTATCTACTTTATCATACAGTTCAACTAGTTCCATATAGTAGTTAGTTACTTTATTATCCCTATAATATGCTCCTTTGAGTAGATTGAAGTAGTAAACAAACTACTCTATAAAATCCTTAGAGCTATCATAATTATAGGTTAGTTTAAGGTAGGTATCATTAAATATAGCTTCATCATTATCAGACTTGACTAGCCTAGAGTGGAGGTATTTATAGTGGAGCTGTAGTAATCTGCTTACTTCGCTATTTGGAATGGCTTTATCAATGTTTACCTACTTCCTTTTATAGCTGCTCCATACCTCACTCATTAATATTATCGTATTGATTTATAAACTAGTCTAGGATATATCTTATCAGTGCTGATTTAGTAATTTCTAGCTTTTCACACATTTCATCTAGCTTGAATGATTGGTGTGGGGTTAGTCTAACTCTTAATTGCGATTCTTTATTAGTGCATTTATCCTTCATAATATATTGATTTTAAGGTTTTTAATCATATACAAATATACTACTTTTTTCGGGTAGTCCAAAATAAAAATATCACTTTGTCAAATAATTATCTGTATTGATTTATAAGGTATTAGATAGCGTATCACGGATAATCCAGAGTTTAGAACAAGTAGATTTTGTGATACAAATTATTGTATTTTATAAAAAGAGAGTAAAGCGGAAATAGTGATTTTTGCTACCGACCGCTTTTAATGTAAATGGATTATAAAACACTAAATTATAACTGATTATGACTACTAAATTTATTATCCCTTCAGATATAGAAGAGGAAGCAAAGGAGTATATTAAGGATGTGCTTAATATGCTAGAGAAAAATGGAGTAATTGAGCAAGTAGATACAGCAGCTATAACGATGTTGGCTAGAAATTACTCTATGTTTATAAAGGCTAACAAACAGCTAGAAAAAGATGGATTAACTGTTATCTCTGATAGGGGTAATATTGCTGCTCACCCTGCTATCAAAATAGCTAAGGATGCTCAGACGCAAGCAATGAAAGTAATGGCTGAATTTGGGCTAACAGCAAAAGCTAGAACTAAGCTACCTAAATTGGAAGCTAGTACAGCGTGTGATTCACCCTTAGAAGGATTCTTAAAAGGTAAAAAGGAGGTACGGTAATTATGGTATATATGGGAAGTAAGAATAGGATAGCAAAGGAACTGCTACCAATCATAACAGCAGACCTTACTACTGATATGTATTATATAGAGCCGTTTGTAGGTGGATGTAATATGATTGATAAGATAGAGCATCCACACAAAATAGGAGCGGACAATAACAAGTATCTGATAGCTCTACTGAAATATGTGCAGGATAGAAATGAGCTACCTTTACATATTGAGAAAGAAGAGTATCAGAAAGTAAAGGCTAATCCCGATGCCTATGCTGATTGGTATGTAGGCTATGTAGGATTCATCTGTAGCCATAACGGTAAATTCTTTAATGGATATGCCGGAATCACTAATACTAAGCAAGGTGAACGGAACTATATAAGAGAGAAGCGGAACAATCTGCTTAAATAGAATCTCTCTGATATTAGATTGGAGTGCTGTAGCTATGATGAGCTAGAGATACCCGATAACAGCGTTATTTATTGCGACCCGCCTTATTAGGACACAACAAGCTATAAAAACAGTTTTGACAGTGTTAAGTTTTGGGATTGGGTAAGAGAAAAAGCTAAGGCAGGACATAGAATCTATGTATCTGAATATACTGCTCCAGATGATTTTACTTGTATTTGGAGTAAGGAGGTATCAAGCAGCCTAAGCAAGACTAACAAGCAATCTATAGAAAAACTCTTTACTCATAAATCTTAGAGCAATGAGAAATAAGAGAGGTGTAAAGCTGTATGATGCTAAGACGGATGAATTTATAAAAGAGTTTGAATCCGTTAAAGAGTGTGCTACTTACTTAGGTATAGATACAGCTCCAATTAGCAATAACATCAATGGAAAAAGAGATACAATTTGCAGGAGAAAATACTACTGTAAACCTATAGAGCATACTCCATTTTACAAGGACTTTAAGCCTACTAATCCTACTGGAGTGCCTAAGCCTATTGATGTTTATAAGGATGATGAACTTATAGCCACTTATGATACTGTTAAAGAAGCTGCTAATGCTGTTGGGATTCATCCTCACACTATTTACAATAGCTGTAGAGGTGATTCCAAAAAGAGCATCAACGGTTATAAGTTTGAGTATAATCTAGACCGATGGAAGGAGCTAAAGAAAGTGCCAGTAGATTTATATGATGTTGAAACTAATGAGCTTTTTAAGAGCTTTGATGATATAAAGGAGTGTGCTGATTTTCTAGGCTTAGAAGTCCAAACTATTAGATAGAATCTAAGGGGTGATATTAAGACTGTGAAAGTTAGGAGCTTCTACTGTAAAAGTACAAAATATGAATAAGCCATACTACTAGTATGCTGTAGATGTAGTAGAGGGCAAAGTAGTATGCTGTGATAGTATAAAGCTAGCTTGTAAGCGTTTTCTTTCTGATTTTGAGAGAGAGGATTTAGAATTTAGGGAAGATGCTGTAGATAGAGCTATAGAATTTATCAGGATTCTGAAACACTTTGCAGGAAAGAGTAGCGGAAAGCCTTTTATTCTAGAGAGCTGGCAACAGTTTATAGTAGCTAATATTATAGGCTGGTATTGGAAGGATAGCGGAGATAGACGGTTTACAAGCTCATACATAGAGGTTAGCCGAAAGAACGGTAAAACAGCCTTAGCTGCTGCTCTATGTATGTACTTTCTAATAGCTGATGGTGAAGATGGAGCTGAAGTAGATTTAGCAGCCAACAGTAAAGAGCAAGCTAAGATAGCTTTTAGTTTTTGCTCCAACTTTGCCAAACAGTTAGACCCTTCAGCAAAGATACTGAAGGCTTATAGAGATAGCATCCTATTGGATGTGAATGATTCTAAGCTGAAAGTGTTTGCTGCTGATGATAGTAAGCTGGACGGATTTAACGCTAGCTTTGGATTGGTGGATGAATACCACTCTGCTAAGAACAGCAAAGTAAGGGATGTTATTAAATCTTCTATGGGTATGAGAAGGAATCCGCACCTTTGCACTATCACTACAGCCGGATTTGATAAAACTCTACCCTGCTACAAACTAAGAACTACAGCGATTGAAATATTAAACGGATTAAAGGAAGATGATAGCCTATTTGTAGCTATCTATTCCTTAGATGTAGAAGATGATTGGACTGATGAAAAGAATTGGGTAAAGTGTACTCCTAATCTGGATGTAACTGTTACTAAGAAATACATAAAGGAGTAGGTACAAAGTGCTATTAATAACCCTAGTGAGGAAGTTGGTGTAAAAACTAAGACGCTTAATCTATGGTGTGATAGTGCTTCTGTATGGCTACCAGAATCCTATATAATGAGGAACAGCAGGAAGGTTAATCTGGAAGATTTTGCAGGATGCCAATGTTATATAGGGGTGGATTTAGCTGCTACTTCTGACCTTACAGCGGTATCATATCTGATAGAGAAGGATGGTATCTATCATTTCAAGACTGATTACTATTTGCCGGAATCGGCATTAAAAGAGAAATCTGATAGAGAGCTTTACAAGTATTGGAAACAGCAGGGATTACTCAAAATCACAGAGGGAAATGTTACCGATTATGACTATATTACTAATGATATGGTTAAGGCTAGTGAGCTATTGAGTATCTAGGCTATCGGATATGATAAGTATAATGCTACTCAGTGGGCGATTCACGCTACAGAGCTAGGATTACCATTAGAGGAATATCCACAAACACTAGGAAACTTCAATAAACCTACTAGAGAAATGGAGCGGTTAATCTTATCTGGTAAAGCTGTAATAGATAACAATGAGATAAATAGATGGTGCTTTAAGAATGTTACCCTTAAATCAGACCATAACGGAAATGTGAAGCCTAATAAATCTATCAAGGATAAGAAGATAGATGGAGCTATAGCAATGATATAGGCTCTGGGTATGTATTTACAAGTACCACACTATTCAAATGAAATAATAATAATCTAATTAATTACTACTTATGTTTGGATTCGGAAATAAACGAAAAGAACAGCCTAAAGTAGAGGAAAGAAGTAGTATGTTTGATTATCTAACTTATAATTGTGCCACTAACTATACTACTGAAAAATCTATGTTGCTTAGTACCGTTTACAGATGTGTAGAGGTAATATCGGATTCAGTAGCTCAGTTACCACTAGAGCCATATAGGTTAGATAGTCAAGGATATAAAATCAAATTTACTTCACACCCTACTTACAAGCTGCTTAATAAAGAGCCTAATCCTAGAATGACTAGATTTGACTTTATAAAGGTACTGATAGTATCTACTCTGTTAAAGGGTAATGGCTATGCCTTTATAGAGAGGGATGATAAGGGCAATGCTTAGGGATTACATTTTATCCCTGCTGAACTGGTTACTATCATTAGACCTAAGAGCCTTAGAGAATCGGTATCATACAGTATAGCCGGACTTGGAGCGGTTGAAAGCTGTAATATGATTCATATTAAGAATTTTAGTTATGATGGTATTGAAGGGGTATCTACTCTTAGACACGCTAGGAACACATTAGGATTAGCTTTAGATAGTGATGCACACGCAGCAGGATTTTTCAAGGGTGGAGCTAACTTAGCTGGTATATTGAAATCTACCACTAATCTTACAGCCACTTAGAAAAATGACCTTAAAAGAAGTTGGCAGATGGCTTTTAGTCCTGCTACTGGTACTCCTAATGGAGTAGCTGTATTAGAGGGTAATCTAGCCTTTGAGCCGATAACGGTTAATCCTACTGATGCTCAACTATTGGAAACTAGGCAATTTAATGTAGTGGATATTTGTAGATTCTTTGGGGTATCTCCAGTAAAGGCTTTTGACCTTACTAAATCCTCATACTCTACTGTAGAAGCCACTAACCTATCATTCCTTACTGAAACACTATCACCATTACTAGAGAAGATAGAATTAGAGTTTGAGAGAAAGCTGTATAAGCCTTCAGAAAAGGATTCTATAGATGTAAGATTTGATACAGCTACTCTACTTAGAGCTGATAAGCAGAGCCTAGCCAATTACTATCAGACACTCTTTAATATCGGCGTGGTTAGTCCTAATGATATTAGGAAGCAGTTGGATTTACCTGCTATGGAAGGTGGAGATAACACCTTTGTATAGGTTAATATTCAGACTTTAGAAAGAGCTGTTTCATCTACTCCAGATAACACCAATACCATTAAAGAGAAAACTGATATACAGACTGATACATTAACTGATAAAGAATAATACAAATGGAAATTAAAAGCGGAAGTGATTTAATCCTTATCCTAGACTTAGAGGATATAAAGGGCAAGCCATTGAGAGTAGAAGATACAGCACACTTTAAGCTGTATGTATGGACTGCTAATAGAAATAACTTCTTAGTTTTCAACAAGAGAGATATTGAAACTAAGGGAAATGTAGATAGAATAGCTATCCCTGATTATTTTATGAACACCCTAGAATCTGGTGTACTCTGCTATACTTATGATTATGCTATGTGGGATTCAGCATTTAAGCATACTGATTGTATGTATAACAAAGTAAAAGAGGTGGTTACTGATATTTATTGGCGTAACTGTAACTTTAATGAAGTTCCTGCTAATCCCGTAAACTATCAGACCTTAGAATATATTAAGGATTTGATTGAGGAAGAGAGAATAGCTAGGGAAATTGGTGATAAGCAAATTAATCACTATATTACCAATGAATATACCAATAAGCTAGCCGATGAAATAAAGCGGAGCAATGAGGTAGATATAGAAATGCACAAACTTATCAAGGATAATAAAGAAGCTGGTGATGCTGCTGATAAAGCCATTAGTGATAAGTTGGATGATGAGATTAAGAGAAGTAATGAGGTGGATGTAGAACTACATAAACTTATTAAGCAAGGTAATGATGATGCTTCTGATAAGATTGATGAAGCTACTGATACCCTTAATACTGCTCTTAATGCCGAAATAGCTAGAGCTACTACTAAGGAGAATGAGATAGCTACTAACCTTACTACTGAGATTAATAGGGTAACTGCTGAAATCAATACTACTAGAGATAGTATAGAATCGGAATCAAACAGAGCTAAGGCTGCTGAAAAGCTGCTTACTGATACTCTTAATTCTGAAACTGATAGAGCCATTGAGAAAGAGAACGCTATTAATGCTAAAGTTAATGAGCTTGTAGAGAATCTAGGTGATGAAATTGAACGCTCTTTAGAGAGGGATAGAGAACACCAATAGGCTATAGATATTGAAGTAAACCGTGCTAAGGCAGAGGAAAACAGAATAGATAACGCTCTTACAGTAGAGGTATCTAGAAGCACCACTAAGGATAATGAGCTTACTTCTGCTATTGCATCTGAGGTAGAGAGAGCTAAGACTGTTGAGAAAGATATTACTGATGCTCTGAAAGCTCTTAAAACATCTGTAGCCGATAAGAACACAGAAGTATCTGATGCACTTGAATCAGAGGTAAACAGAGCTAAGGCAGCAGAGAAAGCTGTAGCTGATGATTTGGCTGCTGAAGTATCTAGAGCCACTGGTAAGGAGAATGAGCTGAACACTGCTATTACTGATGAAATTGCTAGAGCTAAGGCAGAAGAGAAGGTATTAACAGATGCTCTTAATGCAGAAGTAAAACGCTCAACCGATGAGGATGAAGCTATTAAGGATTCTATCTCTGTTATTACTGCTGATGCCACTGCTCTTTCTAAGAAAGTGGATGATGAGGTTAGCCGGGCAACTGCTAAGGAGAATGAATTAAAGAATAGCATTGATACATTAGATACAGCAGTATCTAATGAGGTATCTAGAGCAATAGCTAAGGAGAAGGAAATAGCCGATTCTGTTACTGCTCTTAGTGGAACTGTAGCCGATGAAGTTAAACGCTCTACTGATAAGGATGCCGAACTTACTAAGGCTCTATCTAATGAAGTGGCTAGAGCTACTGATAAAGATGCTGAACACACTGCTTCTATCACAGCCATTAATCAAGCTCTAGAAGTAATTAATGGTGCTGATACTGTAGTAGGTTCTATCAATCACGGTGTAGCAGACAGCAAACATTATACAGATGATGAGATAGCCAAACTGAAAGCATCTGTAGGAACTGACTTAACTAACACTCTTAAAGACTATGCCACTAAGAAGGATGTGGATGATAGGATTAAGGATGTAATTGGTACTGCTCCAGAAGCCTTAGATACACTTGGGGAAATTGCAGAGGTGCTTAATGGTAATGGGGATGCCATTGATGCTATCAATGGTGTACTAGCAGGAAAAGCCAATAGTGCCGATGTATATACTAAATCTGATGTAGATACTAAGGTAGCCACTATTAACTCTGATATTGCCACTGAAGTATCTAGAGCTAAATCCGCTGAAAAGGCTGTAGCCGATTCTGTAAGCGCACTTAGCACTACTGTTACTGATGAGATAGCCAGAGCTAAACAAGCTGAAAAGAATCTTTCTGATTCTCTTACTAGTGAGATTGATAGAAGTGTGGCTAAAGATACCGAACTTAATGCAGCTATCACTGGTGAAACAGCCAGAGCTACAGCAGCAGAGAATAAGGTAGCTACTGACCTTACTACAGAAGCAAGTAGGGCTAAGGATGCAGAAAAGGCTCTTTCTGATAAGATTGATGTTATCAATGGTGGAGCTTCTGTAATCGGTTCTATTGCTCACAGCCTAGAGGATGCCAAACACTATACCGATGATGAGATTAGTAAGCTGAATGTGGCTGTAGGTAACAGTATAGCCGAAGAGGTAGCCAGAGCTACTAGAGCTGAAAAGGAAAATGCTGATGCTATTAAAGCTGAAGCCGATAGAGCTAAAGCTGCTGAATCTGAAATAAAGGATTCGGTGAAGGCTGTTAATGATGATGTAGCTTCTATCAGAGCTGGCTTCAAGGTGGAAAATGAAACTCTTATAATTAATATTTAATGATTTATGGCTAATATAACGAAAATCAATCTCTAGGGGATTGTGTATAATCTGACTGATAAGGATGCTCAGAGTAAAATTCTGGAGCTGAAAGAAAGCACATACAATAAAACAGAAGTAGATAGTTTGGTTAATGCCATTGATAATAAGATTGAAGGGATTGATATGGCTTCTTATGAAACTATAGAAGGAGCTAAATCTAAGTATCAGCCAAAAGGCAATTACTTAACCGAACATCAAGATATTAGTGGATTAGCCACTAAGCAGGAAGTAGCTGATGCAGTAGCTGGAGTTGATGTAACTGAACAACTGAAGGACTATGCAAAGAAGAGTGAGCTTCCTTCCGTCGATGGACTTATTAGCAAGGATGAAGCAGATGCAGCTTATCAGCCTAAAGGTAACTATCTTACAGAGCATCAAGATATTTCTGGTAAAGTAGATAAGGTGTCTGGTAAAGGACTATCTACTAATGATTATTCTGATGCTGATAAAGCTAAGTTAGATGCTACTCCTACTTTCTGGGTAGGTACACAAGCTGAATATGATGCTATTGCAGTAAAAGATAGTACAACATTCTACTATATAACAGAAGAGTAATGAATGGAACTAGTAAGGAGTTGGTGGGAGTGTTTACTGATGGCACTCCTATCAGTTCCATATATAAAGGGATTAAACTTGTATGGTGTAAGAACACAATACCAATCTTTAATGAAGAGAATGTAGTATTTGAGGTAGATACTAACTATAGCAAGACAGTCTATCTTCCTATCAGTGGTGCTATTGATACTAATTTGGGTTCTGTAGATTGGGGTGATGGAACTGTAGAGGATGTAATTATTACGATGCCTTCTTTTTATCGGAATCCGATGAAGCACACCTATACAAATGCAGGAAAGTATATCATTACATATATTCCTAATGGAACTAGCTATAGTATCAGTGATAGCTATAGTAGTGATTCTTTAGCCTTTACTAAGGTGTATAGCTTTGGCTCTAAATACCCTGCTACTGTAAACTTTACTAAGGAGAATCATTTTAACTACTTCCAAAAGAACTATCCTTTTAAGGATGGTAATTGTAATATAAAGAACATTCAGTAGGATTCTATTAACTTGGATGGCTTATTTGGAGGTGTTGAAGTAGCTGGTACTGTATCGGGTGCATTTACTAAGATATAGGGAAATCCACTAGGAGCTAATGTAACTACTCACGATTTAGGTTCTGGCATTATAGCACAATGTCCTAACTTGGTTGAGATTGATAATTTAGATATTCCGAATGAAACGGTAAATAATATCTGTTGTGAATGTCCTAATATTAAAGTTATTAAATCGGTTACATATCCTATAAATGCTAACTCTGTAAAGGTAGATATAGTGCTTTTTGGGAATCGGGATTTACCCGATATAAGAGAGCTAACTATTACTAATCTTAGTGATTTTGCCAGTTATGGGGTAATAGACTTTAGGGCGTTATCTTATTGGGGTGTGAATAATACAACATATCCAAAAGCTAAACAGAGTTTAATAAATAGCTTAATTACAAATACTACGCTTAGGGATAAAGCATTAAGCCTATATTTATCTGATAATACTAAGGCTGCTCTTACAAGCACAGAGAAAGCACAAATAACTAATAAAGGATTTACTATAGTATGAAACAACAAGAATATATAACTAGGGTACTTATTCCAGAGGAAGGAAACTACATAACACAAGTAGCAGATGTAGATATAGAAGAGAGGGTATTTAGCAAAGAGGTATTTCTAGCAGTTAATGATTCCCCTTCTAATTGGAAAGAGATTACAGAGGATGAAGCAGAGCCTTTAATGGAAGCTCAAAATAAACACTAAAATTATTATGGAAACTAAGCTAACAAAAGTAATCATAGCAGGAAAAGAATATTTTGTAACAGATAAGCAAGCTCAACAGATGTTAGAGGTAATCTCTGTGGATGTTGAACAGCTAAAGAAAGATGTAGAAGGACTTAATAACTGCTTAACTTGGAGAGTTGTAAAATGAACGTAATTAAAGTAAACATAAACGGTAAGGAGTATCTTATTAAGGATGCAGAAGCTCAGAAACAGATAGAAGCTCTTACTAAGAGGATGGAGGAAGTAGAAGAGAAAGCCGGGAAACTTTATATAATTGAGGTTGAGTAATGGATATTTCTAGGATTACATTTAACGGTGTTGAGTATCAGATTAAGGATAATGAAGCTCAGACATTGATTAATCAGCTCCTTAATCGGATAGCAGAGTTAGAGGATAAGACAGCCGATGTAAAAGAATCGGAAGCCTTTAATGAGGGTAATATATTTGTTGGAGTGATGGATGAAACCGATAAAGACACTCCTATTACCTACAGCTATCTCACAGCTCTTCTAAAGAAAGATGGTAACAATAACAAAGTATTTGCCAATACAGATAAGCCTATTACAGTTAGAACTTATTGGAGATATGGAGAAGGCAATTATGGCAAGGTACTAAAAACATTCTTTATTCTAGTTCCTGCTACTCATAAGAATCTATATAGCCTATCAGCAGGATGCCAGAACTTTGTAGGATGGGATGATGAATATACAGTAGTAACTATTGATTTTCCAACTGGAGCAAAACAGTACAAGCTCTTTAGGTTTGCTAATTGGCTATCTAGCTGTAGCTCTGATGTAACTTATAAATTCTGATTATGGATATATCTAAGATTAATATAAACGGATAGGAGTATGAGATAGTAGATAAGGCTTCCAGATAGCTTCTAGAGAAGATGAATGAGCCTTATCTACCATTCCCTTCCATTAAGCAGGATAAGATAGAATCTCAGAATATCAGCTATACTATCAAAGATGGCTTTGATATAATGGATTACCCTTATTTCTACTTTACTTCTACCAATAAGGATAGAGTGCTATATACTAAGGCTGGTAATACAGTTCTGTAGAATATGGTATTTCTAACTAGCTACTTATCTAACTACATTGATAGCATAGATGAGGGAGAAGTAATTACTATCTGCTATGGAAACTGATTACTGTTATCTAATGGAGGATTATTTAGAATCGGAAAGAATATCATTCATAGCTACAGAAATGGAATCTCTGAAGTAGATGGCTTCTTTATATGGTGAAGTTGAATTTTCGGATAGCTATGATGAGGATTAATCCCTTTAGATGATAGATAGAATTGTATCACAAATTACTGTATTCTATAAAAGAAAACTATGATAAGAGAAGTAAGAAACAGCAATAACGAAATAACACCTATTTAGCCGGAATCTAGAACTGTTAGCGGTTATGCCATTGTATTTAACAGTGATTCCAATGATTTAGGTGGCTTTATTGAGAGGATAAATCCCGATTCATTAAACGGAGTAATAGAGAAATCTGATGTACTTTGTTTGCTTAATCACAATGAGGATAGAGGGGTATTAGCCAGAAGCAATAAAGGAGAAGGTAGCCTAACCTTAGAGATAGATGAAATTGGCTTAAAATATACCTTTGAAGCTCCTAACACTGCTTTAGGGGATGAACTGTTAGAAGGACTTAGAAGAGGTGATATTTCTACTAGCTCATTTGCCTTTACAGTAGGTAATGATAGCTGGAGTAAAAATGAAGATGGCTCTTATCTAAGAACTATCAATAGTATCAGTGAGCTATTTGATGTTTCACCAGTTTACAGAGCTGCTTATGATGCCACTTCTGTAAAGGTTGATGCCAGAGGATTAGACGCTATCAAGGCAAAGGAGAAGGAAGAGCTAGCCAATTATTATAAAGAACTAAGAGCTAAAATAAAATGACTAGTATTGAATTGATTGACCACAAAGAACAGATACAGATTAAAGCGGATGCTATTGTATCTGGTGCTGAAAAGGAATCTAGGAAATTAACAGATGAGGAATCTGCTAGCTTTAATGAACTGATTAAAGAGATAGAAAAAGCGGATGAGGAACTTAGAAAGATTAATAACACTATCAATATTGACAATAATACAACTAAAAGAACTATGGAAAAATTTTCATTACTTAAAGCTATTAATGCTGTGGCTAACAATAAGCCACTTGACGAAAGAAGTGCAGATATGATTAACGCTGGTGTTGCTGAAATGCGTAAGACTGGACTTCCTTATAACGGACAGATTCAGCTTCCAGTAGAAGAGCGTGCTGATGTGCAAGCTACTGTAGCTACTGCTGGTATGGAAGCTGTTGCAACAGATAAACTTAATATTCTAGAGCCACTTAGAGCTAACCTAGTAATGGCTTAGGCTGGTGCTACATTTATGACTGGACTTGTAGGAAATGTAGCTATCCCTATGTATAGTGGTTCTACTGTAGGTTGGGAAGGTGAAATAGACGCTGCTAAGGATGGTGCTGGTAGCTTCTCTGAAATTGAGCTTACTCCTAAACGTCTTACTGCTTTTATTGACGTATCTAAGCAGTTCCTGCTTCAAGATTCTGTAAGTGCTGAGGCTATGCTTAGAGCTGATATAGTCAAGGCTCTTTCTAACAAACTTGAAGCTACTATTTTGGGTGATGAAGCTGGCTCTAATAAAGTTCCTGCTGGTATCTTTGATGGAGCTACTGCTGCTGCTCTTACTTATGATGGTACTGTAGATATGGAGGAAGCTCTGGAAGATGCTAATGTAGGAGGTGAATATACTTACATTGTATCTCCTAAAGCTAAGGCTGCTCTTCGCAAGGCTAAGAAAGGTGAAAATGGCTTTGTAATGGAGGATGGAGAAGTAAACGGTATCAAGGTACTTTGTACTTCTGCTGCTAAGGGTGTTGTACTCGGTAACTTCTCTGAATATGTAATTGCACAGTGGGGAGCTATTGATTTAACTATTGACCCCTATTCACAAGCTACTAATGGTAAGGTTAGAATTGTGATTAACGCTTACTTTGATGCTAAACCTAGACGCTCTGAAGCCTTTGTAGCTGGAGTGGTTGAGTAATAATTTTAGTGTTTTTAATCGGTGTGGAATGGAGTAGGCTTTAGTGCCTACTCTGATTCTACATTACTAAACTGAATAAGCTATGTATGTAACATTAAGACAAGCTAAAAAGCATCTGCAAATAGATGATGATTATAAGGATGATGATGAATACCTTATAACTCTGATTCAAGTAGCAGAGGACGCTGTAGAACAAAATTTGTGCATACCTTTAGCTTCATTGTTAAAGGATGGTGTACTACCGAAATCAGTATATCACTCTATCCTGCTAATGATTGGTAATCTATACTCCAACAGAGAGCCAGTTAGTTTTACTTCAGTTACTAAAGTACCTTATACTCTAGAGTTTTTACTAGCTACATATAAAAAATACTATATACCGTAATGAGAGCCGGACTATTGAATGAAGTGATTAAAGTAGAATAGCCAGTTACTATTACTGATGAGTTTGGAGCTAACTCTATACAATGGGAAACCTTTATAGGCAAGACAAAAGCACAAGTTACCTACTCTAGTGGTAATCGGCTTAATGAGAATAATGAAATAATCTTTGCTTATGAAGTGGTATTTACAGTGAGAATTTATCACCAGATAAATGAACGGATGAGGATTATCTGGAAGAATAAAAAGTATCGTATATTATCCCTAGAAGAGAATAAGCACCTACAATCATTAACAATTAAAGCGGAGTTAATCAATGAGTAATGTAACTGTGGATGATACTTCAGTTCAGAATCTCTTTAATTCTTTAGACGCTGATTCCACAAAATAGATTCTGTTTACTGCTCTAAAGAAGGGTGGATAGAAATTGACTAGCCAAACTAAAAGAAGTCTTAGAGCTAATTTAGGTGCTGGTGCTACTTCTCCTAACAGATGGAACGGTAAGACAATGGAAAGCGGAGTAAGGCTTAAAGCTGATAAGGATTACTGTGAAGTATCTGTGAGTATATTAGGAGATTTTAGGCTGAAATTCTTTGAAAAAGGAACAGCACAAAGAAGGCTTAGAAGAGGTGGAGCTAACAGAGGTAGCATTAGACCCCTTTACTTCTTTAGAGAAGCTAGATAGCAGGATATAGGTGATACTATAAATAACTCAATAACAGAATCATTAAGGCGTATCAATCAATGAACGGACTAGAAATAGGTAAAGCAATATATACCGTATTGGACGGTACTACAAATGTATATCCACTAGTAGCTGATTAGGGTGCTTCTTATCCCTTTATAGTGTATAGGAGAAGTAGCCTATCTCACGCTAATACTAAAGACCGATTCAATTACTAGGAGCTAGCTACTGTAGAAGTGATAGTAGCAGGTTCTACTTATCAGCAAACTTTACAGATAGCTAAGTAGGTAATGAATCGGATGGAGCATACTAGAGGATTATACGATAATATAAGCATATCAGAAATAAAGCTGATTAATGCGGAAGAGGATTATATAGAAGATGCTTTTATACAAAAACTAACATTTAATATTGAAATACTATGATAACAAAAGGTGGAGATTTAATGCTTTTCGTTGATGGAAAGTCTATTGCTTATGCAACTAATCACACTCTTAGTATCTCGGCTGATACTAAGGAAACTAGCACTAAAGATAGTGGTGGACTTTGGCAGACTTCAGAAGTAGGAATGTTGAGCTGGAGCTGCTCTAGTGAAAATCTTATCGGCGACCCGATGGCTGGTATTGGCTATGATGAGCTTTTTAAGATGATGGTAGCTAGAAAGCCTATTACTGGTGTGTTTGCACTTGAAGGAGATTCCGCTGATTTTCAAGAAGGTAAATTAGGCTCTGCTCCTACTGATGGCTGGAGTGCTAAAGCTAATGACGGTTACACCGGCTAGATGATTATTACTAGCTTGGAAAAGAACGCTCCTAACGGTGAAAATGCTACTCTTAAAGTGGATTTTACTGGTGTAGGTGAGCTGAAATCCGTAAAAAAAAATTAAAGTCTAAAGTAATAGAACTTCCTGCTGATGATGGTGTAGAGCCGGAATCAGAAATGAGTTTAGATGAAAATACAGAGGTGTAACTTTTTTCTGCAAAAAATAGCCTTAGAACAACTCTAAAAAATTTTGGTTACACCGAAGGAATTAACTGAAATATAAGTATATCCCTTTATACCTTTGTTTAGAGGGTATAGAGGGATTTACTTTTTAACACTAACATTATGACAATCACAATTAACAATAAAGAGTATAAGCTGAAATATACAATCAGAGCATTATTCATATTTGAGTAGATAACTGGTAGAGCCTTTGAAATCCGTACTACTATGGATAACTACCTATTCTTTTACTCTATGCTTCTAGCCAATAATCCCGATAACCTAATAGATTGGGATGAATTTATAGATGCTATGGATAATGATACTACCCTTATTACACAGCTCAACTAGGTAATAGCAGATTCTACTAAAAAGAATGAGCTGTTTAATGAGGTATCAGAAAACGGAGAAAAAAAAAGTTAAGTGTATCGGAACTTTACGCTATACTAACTCTTAGGCTTCACTATCCGCCGGAATATGTATTAGATAAGATGGAACTGTATGAAGTGAAGGCTGTTATGGATTATGACTATCTAGCCTATAAAGATAGTTGGGAACAGTCCAGATTAGTAGCCTATATGGTGGCTCAGACCAACAGCACAAAAAGGCTAAAGCTGACTGATATACTTAAATTCCATTGGGATAGTGAAGATACTGATACTTCTATTTCTAATGCAGATGTGGATAGATTAAGGGAGAAGGCTAAACAATTTGAGAACATTCTAAATACTTAATATATATGGCAAACGATTATATAGTTAGGCTCTAGGGTTAGGATAATCTATCTGGTACTATCCGCAATGTGCAGAGAAGTATTAATGAATTGGGTGGAAGTGCTAACCGATTAGATGCCATACAACAAAGGTTTAACCGTATTGAACAATCTTCAGCACCATTAAGAAAGAAACTGAAAGATGTAAAGCAAGCTATGGAGTAGCTAGCTGTTACTGGAGATACTAGTAGTGAGCTATTCTAGAGGATGGCACAAGCAGCACAAAGGTATCAGCAAGCTCTGGATTAGGTTAATCAAGCTACTAGGGGTGTTGATTCCGCTAGTGGTTAGATGAATAATAGACTTGGCAACCTTAGAGGTATAGCTAGTGATATTGCTTCAAGAAGCGGATTCGGTGGCATTGCAGGACAGCTTGGAGCATTAGTTACCCCTGCTGGAGCTGCTACTGCTGCTGTGGCTGCTGTTGGTGTGGTAATGGTACAAGCTGGTAAATCGGCTGCTGAATTTGAAACACACTTAGACAGCTTACAATCACTGACCGGGCTTAGTGATGAAGCTATGCAAGATATATCAAAGGGAGCTATTGAAATGAGCAAGGAGTTTAAGAGTAGTGCTAGTGATATTGTGGATGCTATGAAGCTGATAGGTTCACAAGCTCCAGAACTCCTAGCCGATAAAGATGCTCTGATGGAAGTTACTAAGGCTGCAAACGTATTATCAGAAGCAGCCTAGATAGAAGTAGTGGATGCTGCTAAGGGTATCACTACTGTAATGAATCAAATGGGTGTTAGTGCTAGCGAAGCATCCAATATTATCAATGTACTAGCAGCATCTTCTTAGCAAGGTTCAGCAGATGTAACCTATCTGAATAAGGCATTTGAAAAGGCTGGTACTGCTGCTAAAGGTGCAGGAATGAATTATGTGGAACTATCGGCTGCTGTTGAAGCTATTGCACCTAAATTTAGTTCTGCTGATGTGGCTGGCTCACAGTTGGCTTCTACATTACTGAAATTATCAATGCAGGGCAATAATGATTTTAAGCCTGCTATGGTAGGTATGCAGTAGGCTTTAGAGAATCTAGCTGCTGCTGAAATGACGGATAGCCAGATAAAGGATTTGGTTGGTGAATCTAATGTTACTATGCTGAAATCTCTGATAGAAGCTAAAGATACCTTTGCAGGGTACACTCAATCATTAGCCGGAACTAATACAGCCTTTGAACAGATGGCTACCAATAATGATAACTTTGAGGGTGCTGTAACTAAACTTAAATCTGCTTGGGATGCTCTTCTAATCACTCTAGGACAATCTGGAGTATTGCAGGGTATAGCAGATGGTGTAATGGATATAATGGGATTACTGAATGATATTATAAATGTAATCTCTGATGTTATAAATACCTTTGATTTGTTTGGAGCTGATGTTACTGATAACTGCAATATCAGTAAGATTCAGATTCAAGTATTATCCGACATTATAAAAGGAATCGGAACGGTATTACAGATAGTCGTGGCTGTAGCAGCTAAGGCATTTAACGCTATCAAAGATGTAGCTACTAATGTGGCTAATGGTATCTAGAATAAGTGGAATGAGCTTAAAGGTACTTTGACTGATAACGCCTTTGTATAGAGCTTTGCTAATGCTTGGACTGCTATTTATAATAAGGCTGTTGAGATAATAGGTAGGGTTAAAAAGCTATGGAATGACTTTTTACAGTGGCTAGGATTAGAAGGTAAATCTACTAGTGTTCCTTCTCCTATGAAAGCTACAGCAGTAACTAACACCAATACCAATACAGCTACTACTCTTCCTACAAATACTAACACTACAGTAAATACTCCTTCTGTAAAAGGTGGTAAAGGTGGAGGTAGTAGAAAAGGCTCTGCTACTCCTAAAGCTCCTACTTATGAAGCAGGAAGTTTAGCCGATTTGGAAGCTCAGTATAGGAAGCTAGATGATGAGCTTAAAAATACTACTGTATCTGATGAGAGGTTAAAAGTAATCTTATCTGAAAAGGATGCTTTATCAGACCAGATTAAGCAGCTAAAGATTAGGAACGGATTACTAGTAGAAAAGAAGGAAACGCCCAAAGAGGTTAAGCCACAAGCAAAAGAAGGCTCTATAGCTTATGTGCAAAAGCAAATATCTGATAAATAGGCTGCTCTTAAATTGGAAGTAGTAGGCTCTGATGAGTGGAAAACTTTATCTAAAGAGATAGCTGATTTAACTGATGAACAGTACACTATTCAGCTTTAGATAGATGGAGAATCAATAAAGAGCCAATTTGAATTAGCTGCTGATGCTAGTGAAGCCTATAAGGAAAAGATGGATAATATCTCTTCTGTTACTGATTCTGTTGGAAATGCCTTCAGTGCTTTAGGTGGTGCTATCGGTGGAACTGGTGGAAAAATGTTGGAACTAGCAGGGCAATCCGCTTAGGCTGTAGCTCAGATTATCCCCTAGATTATGGCTTTGATTGGGGCTAAATAGGGTGAAGCTCTGGCTAGTGGTACTGCTTCCGCTGCTGCTCTTCCCTTCCCTGCTAATATTGCAGCTATAGCATCCATTATAGCTACTATTACAGCTCTGTTTGCTAGCTTTGCCGGAGCTTTTGCCGATGGTGGTATTATCAGTGGTAGCTCTTTTCACGGTGATAAGATGCTAGCTAGAGTAAACGCTGGTGAAATGATTTTGAATCAGAAGCAGCAGGGTAATCTGTTTAATGCCTTAAATGGTGGAGGTGCTGTAGGAGGTATGAGAAATGTAGAATTTAAGATTAGTGGCTCTGCTCTTAAAGGATGCTTGAATAACTTTGATAAGAAATAGAGTAGATTGAAATAACCTATAAATATCCGTTGAAATGTCTAAATACACAAGTGAATTTACTTCATTAAACGGAGTTAGTTATAAAGTTGAGATTACCACTGAAAAGGGGAATAATACAGAAGTATTTACTTTAGGTGGTAATCCCTTTGTAACTTCTATGGATTCGGATGGTAAGACTATCTATGCTCCTATTAAGACTTCTGGAGCCACTATAGAAATGATAACTCCTAATTTGAAGTATGATATATATAGTGCTAATGCACAAGGAACTAAGATTAAGTTAATAGATGAATCTACTAATAAAGTGGAATGGGTTGGATATGTTACACCGTGTGCCTATACACAAGATTGGGATGAAGAGAGGGAGGTAATGGAAATAGAAGCTGTAGATGGTATTGCTTCATTAAAAGGTGTGCCATTCAGAACTGATAAAAAGAACATTGAAACATTCCTAAATATCATATTCAAGATATTAAAGAGATGCAAATGTTACCGCTATCTTTATATAACTGATAATATTCGGCTTACTGCAACAGACACAACAAATATATTATCTAAAATCCGTGTATCGGAAGAGAATTTTTTTGATTCAAAGGATTATGAAAACTAGCCGGATGATGATGTAGCTTGGGATTGTTATGATACCTTATTTGAACTAATGTAGTATATGGGTTATACGATGATAGCACAAGGGGAAGATGTTTATATATTGGATTATGATGCTATAAGAACTAGCAGGAAGAGCTACTATAGGTATGATATTACTGGCTCTACTATTTCAGCTCCTACCAATGTGGAAATATCACATTCTTATCATATTGACGGTAATTCATACGCTGAAAACGGCTCTAGTATTACTCTATCAGAGCTATTTAATCAGTGTGTAGTGATTGATGAATTTAATGATATTGATTCCTTATTTGATGGACTTGACAAACAAAGGAATTATCATAACATTACTTCTACTTCTGATATTCTGACTGATACAAATGAGTATAGAGAGAGTTTACAAGCAATGGTTAGAAATGCCAATAATGAGCTAGAGCCTATATTAGTAATGATTAAGAGAGTTACACCGGAAGCTAGATTAAGTGGTGGAGCTGGAGGAAGAGGTGATTTTAGATATTACTTAGTTATAGCTAAGTTCTATAATAATCCCTTAATCAGTGTAAAACGCTATTCAAATAATGCTAGCCACACAGTTATTAGCAATGATATTTTTAACCCTATGAAATATAGTTAGATGCCTAGCTATTTTGGGGCGCACGTTGCAGGGTATTTTACTAAGTGTTATAGCGAAGGTGAATATAATGAATGGAGAGCTAGCTGGGGTGGAAATTGGAACACATTTAGCCAACAGAAGAAACTAGAATTATTTGGAAAACTCTGTAATATGGGTAATGTTGGAACTAAGAAATTAACTAACTATATTGTTGGAGTTAATCTAAATAATGATTATCACATAGGACACGATAACACTACAAATTATCCCTACTTCACCATTACTAAGAATATTCCAACTGTTTTCGGTGGTAATGGTGCTTATATAGTGCTTAGTGGAAAGATAAGAAGGCATAATAACTATACTGGTATATTCCCACTTGAAGGAAAAACTTATATACACAATGATACAGACGGAACTTCAATATATAAGAATGAGGGATATGTTTGGGCTAGATTGAAATGGGGTAATAAGTATTGGAAATGTGAAGGTAGTTACACTGATAAAGGGGAATGGGTTGATTATCCGGCTAATTTTAAGTTATTCTATGGCGACCCTACAAAGGATGTAAAAGTAGGTAATTGGCTAGATAAGGACTTATAGATTTATAATAATTGTGGTGCTTTATGGGGTGTAGATGATAATGGTTACTATTTTACAATACCTTCCACTCAGAACTTAGAAGGAACTATAGAGCTAACTGTATTTGCTAATAAAGATACTAAAGGAAAGTATGAAAGGAACAATCATAAAGATAAGAAAAACAGCTATAGCGGTTATCCACCATTTGTAATACTATATTCTGATTTTGATATTAAGTTAGGCTATTCTGATGATGCTCTTAATGATGAAGCTGCAAATGAAGATACTATATATACTAATGATGTAACTGGCTATAACAATGTTTTTACAATGGATGAAATTAAGTTTAAGGTTTGCACATACGACAATAAGACCCCTTCTTATTCTACTGTAGATTATCTTAATGGTTCATCTTCTGTATATCTAGATACTACTTACAATCAAGCAACACGATTGACTTTAAGACAGGAAGAGCATTTTATAGTTAAGAATGTATCTTAGTATCAGAATCCCCGAATAGAATTTAAGTGTAATCTAAAGAACAATCTTAATATAAAACCGTGGACTTTACTAACAGATAAAACATTAAGCGGTAAATATTTCATTGTTGATACACTTGAAATAGATTACAAGTATAATTAGGTTGCAGCACAATTAATAGAAAAAACTAATGATTACCAATGAAACTACTTAAATACAGCAAAACAATCGGAAGTGATGGAGGAACTTCTACAAGGGGTGGAGGTTCTAGTACAACATCCTCAAATGTTGAGTTAGATAGAACTATTTGGGGATAGAATGATAGCGGTGATGATATAGATGGCTCTATGGTGGTAAATGGTAATGTTACTATCTAGGCTATTGTGCCGCCTACTTATGAAGGTGAAGATGATGGTGATGGTGAGGATGAAGAGGTAGAAACTGGTGGAGGTAATCTAAATGTAGAATTAAAGGTTACTGCTAATGAGGTTGAAGCTAATGATATTTATGCCAAACAGCATCTATACATTCCACACCCTACTACTAAGGTTAAGACAGATATAGTAGAGCTTCTTAAAGGCTATGATAGCAGGATTACCAATAATACTACTAACATAGCATCCAATAAAACGGAAATAAATGCTCTTAAAAATAGGGTTACTTCTGCTGAAACCAATATAACTAATCTCACTACTACAGTCAATAATCATACTACAGCCATTACTAACAACACTACCAATATACAGACTAATGCAGATGATATTTAGGAGTTGAGAGAACTTATAGCTGTTTCAAAAGGAGATTAGTTACCTTTAGGCACTATTATAATGTTTAATGGTGCTGTTTCTAAGATTCCGGAAGGATGGTCTATCTGTGATGGTACAAATGGAACTCCTAACTTAATTGATAGATTTGTTAAGGCTAGTAACAGTGCTGGTGTTATTGGTGGAGCTGATTCATTTACTCTTACTGTTGGCAACCTTCCACCACATAGCCACAATGTGTTGAAAACTTTTTACGGTCGCTCCGATAATGCCAATGATAGAAATAATCTAGAATGGACTGATGGTGTTGTAGATACAACTAATCAAGTGAAAACTAGTGTAGTAGGTAGCGGCTTGCCAATTTATTTCTAGCCTAAATACTATTCTCTAATTTTTATAATGAAAACTAGCTAATTAGATATAATAATTTTTTACTAACATCTTCTATTCAATGGAACTAGAAAAGAAATGGAAAGACTTGGGTATAAAGGATAAAGTACAGTATGTAATGGCTATCCTACTTATAGTGTCGGGGATTATACTTGCCTTTTTATCCTTTGCCCTAACTTTTACTATTGCTACTGGTACTTTAATTTATATCTCACAGTGTTTTATTACTGCTGGTGGGATATTTGGGGTTAGCATCTACTTTAAGACTAAGATAGGACAGTTTTCTAGTGATGCTACCAATAAGTTAGAGCAGATGATAGAAAAAGTGATTACTAAGCACGAAAATGAAAATCACTCTAAACCGTAAATTTAAGAAAGATACATACAGTATAGGGAAGCTCTATATAGATGGGTAGTATTTCTGTGATACTGTAGAGGATAAGGATAGAGGATTAACCGATAAGGATTCTCTAGATAAGATTAAGGCTACTAAGGTATATGCTAAGACCGCTATTCCATTAGGCACTTATAAGATTACTATGGGTGTAATCAGTCCTAAGTTCAGTAAGAAAGCCTACTATAAGAGCTTCTGTAATGGCAGGATGCCTAGATTACTCAATGTTAAAGGATTTGATGGGATTCTAATACATAGGGGTAGTAATGCTGATAGTAGTGCTGGCTGTATCATAGTAGGTAAGAACACTGTAAAAGGTGGAGTTACTGATAGTTAG